TCAACCATTTTTTAGCCAGACTATAAAAGTCTGATTTCTCCCAAGTTATATCATTTTTTCCTAGTTTGTCAAGGATTGCATTTTCTAAAGACTTAGCTTCATCGGATGCTTGAACATTGAATTCAGCTAAGTATCCGTGGGCTCTGATTTTAATTAAGAATTTCTTCATAGTTTTTATCTTTCATAAGAAATGAGGCGGTTTTAAGGCCGCCTCATTAAATTGTTTTAGATTACGCGCCTTCGCTACCGAAGATACCTCTAGGGTCTGATACTCCAAATGAGTATCTTTCTCTAGCTTTGTATCTAACGTTGCCAGTGTCAAAATCACCTTCCATAGCAGTAGTTAAAGGTGCTCTACTGAACATCTTCATACCGTTAGGAATATCTGTAACAATATACCAAGCATCTGTATCAGTTAGGTAATTATTCACTCTATAACCTTGAGGAATCATTCCCATAGATACGATTGCATTGATATCATTATCAGCAGTCGCAGTTCTACCTTGAGATTTCATTAATCTCTCAGCAGTAAATTGACTAGCAGAAGGAATAATCATTTTTACTCCTCTAGCAGCAATTCTAAGACCTCTTTCGTCACTCATTGCAGCAATGTCCGTTAAGGCTTGCTCTAATGATGTTTCGTTAAGATCCGCTTGCGTTGATAGCGTGTTTTTGAAAGTTCCCGCTATCGTTGGGTGTGCTGTACTAAACAAAGAAACGCCGTCGCCTGAATCAAAATTGTCTGTCGTTGGTAGACCATTGATTAAAGGTTCAACTGCTTTAACTTGTTTAGCATTACTCATAGATCTCGCTAGAGCTTTTGTGTATCTTGAAGCAATTCTATCGTAGAGATTATCTTCGATAGCTTCTTCAGTGATAGCAAATGCTAAAGCAATTGTTTCATGAGTGTATCTCGCTGTAAACGTTTCTTGTGCGTCATCATAATTGATGCCAGCACCTTCTTGCTTAACAGACGCGTTAGCAAAACCACTTAACATTACTTCCTCTTCGAAAGCTCTGTCAGATGATTCTGACGTATAAATTTCAGCATGCTGATTTTCATACTTTTTGTATTCAAGTCCGAATAGTGCATTCAAACCTGGTTCTAGTTCTTTAACTAGTTGTGCTCTTGATATTGCCATGTTTTTATTCTCCTATTCTTCCTATGTTCCAGAACCGACGAACTCAGACAGATTCGAAACTACTACTAATGAACAGTATGCTGCAGTAAGATCGTCATTTTCTGCTTCTTCTGCACTTCTTAATAGTCTCCATGAATGTGTCGTTGCGTGTGTTGCGCCGATGTCTAGTGTTGTTGTTGATTTTCCAGTAGTCGTATCTCCGCCTGTGTTAGCGTAAACCGAATACGTATCCATATATTTAACATGCGCTGCGGGAACATTTGCTGCTACTGCTGCGTCTGATGCTATATTATATAGTTGGAAAGGGTTATCATTTACAAACGCTTGAGTGTCTTCACTGTTTGCGGGTGTAATTGTTGCGTCATACCATGATGCCCACGTCGGCTTGTTAGTCGTCGCAGCATTATAGTAGATTCCGTAAAGTACGCCAACAGTTGTAACTGTTGTTGCACTTTCGCCTGTAATTAAATAACCAGCTGACGATTTTACTGCCATGCCATTAAATAAGTTTACAGAAGCTGCGGAAGCGATCCAGTATTTGGATAGACCTTGGGGTGCTGGTGAATTTCCCAGTGCTCCCGCTTGTCTAAATCCATAACCGGCTGTGTTTCTATTTGCCATATGTTTTCCTATCCTGTTTACAATTTAATTTGTAAACAATTGTTAACTTGTTGATCGATGATAGGGAATATCCCGAGAATTGTTAAAAAATTAACTTTTCTTTGTACCACCGAAGGTTACACGAGACTGTCTATCAATATTGATAGGCATTCTACTATCCTGCTCCTTCATAAGATCGTTGTCTATAGCTTCAGTCTTTTGTTTATGTTGATTAGACATATACTGTTGACGTTGCTTGGCAATCTCGATTGGTACCTTTGCAAGTAAAAGGCCACCTACCCCAACTACCCCCTTGTATTTGCCGTCTTCGACAACTGGATAATCAGATGCATTTTCAACTTCTTCAGCACGAACTAATTCATATCCTTCTCTCATTCGAGACGATATATTTTTCGTATCCTTAAAGCCAACGCTCTCTGCTCTTATCCATCTGTACCTGAATCCATCAGGCGCAGGGGGTGCATCTAGAGAAGATGGTGGAACCCACACTTTTGGTCTCTCAGATTTTGACCGTGTTTGGTTCGCACGAGAAGTTTTATCAACTGTTTCTTTTATCATACGCTTACCTCCTTCGTGAGTTTTAACTGTTTTGCATATTCTTCGAGTGGCACACCTAATTTTTTAGCAATTACTACTTGTGAAGGTGTGAGTTTCACGGTTGTGCGACTTGGTTTAACGCTTCTTTGCGCAGAAGCAACCGTCTGAACGGGTTTAGTCGTTTCTATATTAGTTTTACCAAATTTATGGGGAAAGTCAATCTTTATTCTTTTATCAACTTCATCATAATATTCATCAGATTTAGGGTCGAAGCCTTCTTTTTCAACCAAATCTTTATGTATCTCGAACGCTGTAAATGTCATGGCTCTATCTTGTCCAAACCATTTATTTTTTGATGCCCAAGCTTCTGCATCAGGATCTGCTTCAGGAAGTTGTGTTGCCGGTTGTTGCGGTGGTACAACTTGTGAAGGTGTAGCTGGTGTTTCTACCATTCTACTTTTAGCTTCTTCTAATTTTGCATTTTCAAAAGCTAATGTTGCAATCCTTTTGTTTGCTTCTACTTGTGCTGGTGCATCTCCGGACTCTATGGCTGTAGCTAATTCTCTCTGAGCTGAATCCATGCCGAGTTTAACATTAGACTCAAACTTTTTCATATAGGCTGAATCAGTTTTTACAAATCTTTTTTCTAAGACTTGTCTATTTTGATCAACTGCTTTAGCGTATTCAGTAGCCGCATCTCTTTGCCTTTCAGCTTCACGCATTTTACGTGTAAGTTTTGCAATTCTAGATTGAACACCTTTACTATAATCTTCTAGTTTTTCGTCTTCTTTTTTTACTTCTTCTGGTTCTTCTGGTCCTTGGTCCGTGGGCCCTGCTTCTTCTTTTACTACTTCTTCTTTTACTTCTTCTTCTTTTGGTTTTTCGGTTTCTACAACCGACTCATCTTTTTCTTCAGTTACTTCGATCTCGGCTCCTGGACCGGATGTGTCGATGTCAACTGTTTTTTTTTCTTCTACTTCTGGCATAGTATCCTCCTTCTATGATTAATATTCATGCAAGATATCCTCTGGACTCTCAATGGTTGCTAAAACTTCATCATCGTTTAGCAGACGTATTTCTCCCCCTTCAATTTTAATTCTGGATCCGGCATATCGGGCAAACATTACCCAATCTCCGTCCTTGCACCACGGACCATCGGGAAATTTTTCTTTATCCTTATAGCAATGTGGGCCCATTTTTAAAATCAATCCACACTGAGAAGCAACTTGTTGTCTTTCTATAGCTCCATCAGATAAATGAATTCCTCCTTTAGTTTTACCACCCATTTTAAATGGTAAGACTAAAATCCTCCAACCTGTAGGGTTTGGAATTTTTTTTGCTTCTTCTTCTTTTGATTTTTTTAAACCAATTAAATCTTTATTGGGGAGTTGTATTTTTTTGACTGATGTCGATGACGGTTCCATTATTTTGCTCCTTCTCATTTAGCAGGTTAGAGAGTTCCTGACGCACTGATTCTAGTGCCTTAATTTGTCCTATTATATACTTATAATTTTCCATATTGTCAATAGCACCAGATGTCACCGATATAGATAGATCCTCTAGCCTTTGATTTAAGAGCCTATTTAATTTTACTATTACTGCTTCTAATTGCATTATTTTTTATCTTTATTTTTATACTTCTTCGCCCACTTTTTTGCAAGGGTGGGTTTAAACTTAAATAAAAATCTTCTTTGTTTTGAAGATTTAAACGGCACTAGTCCTTACACTGGCATCTTTTGCCAAGTACTTTTTCTACTATATGTTTAAAAAAATTTTTAATTTTATTTATCATTAGTCGTCCAA